CTTGCCCTCTGCGGTGTCGTTCATCTCCTTCTCGGTGGACAACATTCCAAGCGAGTCAAGCACGATCATCATGCGGGGGCGGGAGTCCTTGTCTGCTTCAAGGTACTTGTCCACCGACAGAACGCACTGATGACGGAACTCCTCAACGGTAGCCACAGGCAGAACAGCCACTCGGTCGGTGTCAATGCCACGGGACTTCAGCAGATCCGAAGTGATGGCTTGCTCCGTATCAAAGTACATGACCATCGCGTTGGGATCGGAATTCAGGAACTCGCGCACCACATTCAGGGCAAAGTAGGTCTTGCCCGTGGCTTGCTCCCCCGCAAGAGCCACGATCTTGTTGTCGGGGATTCCACCGTGGATGGAACCGCTCAATAGCGCGTTGAACGCATATGATCCGGTAGAGATGAATCCCTTTACATCGCTGCCCTCCAAGCCGTCAGAGGCTACGGTGGCGTACTTGTTTCCTGCTGCCTTCAGAATGTCCTTTAGTTTCATTTGCTTATTGCCTTTCTCTGTTCGTCAATCGTTTCCATCTCACGAATGTATCCTTCAATGATAGCCAAAGAAGCAGACTTGTCAAGCGTCATCCGCTTTACTTCAGACTGCAACCACTCCTTGCGTTTATGAAGGAGTTCCGAAATATAGTGCTTGTCTACTTCAGGCTTCATCTCAAGTAGTCAACTTGAGCGATGGCGCAGCAATATCCTTGGTTGGAACAACCAAACCTGATCCAAACGCGCTATTAAACTCGTTTGCCAATTCGTCAAGAGGCTCGGCAGTGAACAGCACGGCTTCCACGGGAATGGTAAAGCCCTGATCCTGCTTCACTGAAGCCATCCACGGAACAATTGCAAGACTTGGTCCCTGACCACCGCGACCGGGCATGGGGACAAGCATGCATGGATTCTTTATCGTATAAGCAACCGTCTTGTCGCCTTCAAACTTCATATCGACTCGGGCAATCACTTCTTCACCACTACGCATCTTCAAAATCTTCGTTACCATTTTAAATCTCCATTGTTAAGGGTTACAGTATGTAGCCTGTGTTCAGGCAAAAAGCGATTCCAAACTATTCGTTTCCTCCGGGTTCCAACCAACCGCGTCAGTAATAGCCTTCAGCGGTTCAAGAAATGTCTTTTGAAATTGAGTATCATAATCCACATACTTGTGCAGTTCGAATTCCTTCGGTAGAGAAGTGGAATAACCAATCACACCCTCACGAATAGGATTGGGTGTCTTCAAATAGATGAACTTGATCTTCTCGCCTTCTCCGATGATCCGATACTTGCGACCAAGTTTCATCTTCTTGATGAGGTGATTGTGCAGCAGTGCTGCTTTCACCGCGATGGGAGTAGCCTTCTTGTAGACGCTTGAATCAGAACTGTACTCTTGCATGTTAGACACACCACGGGGAGAAGAGATGTCCTCAACTGGCAGGGACTTGAATTCCTCTTCCGTCTTCTTCACGAACTTCTGAAGTGCTGCCTCATTCTGCATTAGAACCAATTCAATTGCGGTCTTCAACGCCTTGCGGACATACGCAGGAGTGGAGGAACGCGCAGTCTCCATGCCCATGATCTTGAACTTGGGAGTCTTGTATCTGACACCCTCTGCGTCCCATACCGACAGCATGTACCGCTTCTTGGCAGTCCATACGCCCTTCTCGGCAATGACTTCGCGTCCCATCGACATCTTGTTTTGATACGCATTCATCACAGACGCAAGTTCCGTGAACTGCTTGTCGATATACGGCTGAAGAACCCGATCACAAAACTTGTTGAGGAAATCCACGATCTTCTGTGGATCACGATCACCCTTGTACGACAACTCCACGACACCTCCTAGCCGCAAATAAACAGAGTCGGTGTCGGACGCAATCACATAATCTTCGTCTTCTGTTCCTAGAATCTTGTTCAGGAACCTGTTCAGTGCTTCTCCGATCCATTGAATGCTCAACTGACCGGACAGGGTAATGGCTTCTGCAAGTTCCACATCAAAGAACCTGAAGTATTGGTTACCGATTGCGCCGTAAGCGGAGTTCAACTGAATCTTACGAACCAACTGAAAGTTATGATACTTGGAAATCTCGTATTCGATTTTTTGCCTCTCTTCTTTGGGAGCAGACTTGTCTAATCCAACAAGACGCTTTTGCGCCTCAATCATCAGCCCCTTGTAGTGCTTGCGTTCAGCGTACATCTTTTCCATGAGTTCCGGAAGGAACCCGTGGCGATCACGGCTAAACGCGATTCCATTAGCAGCAACAGAAAGATTGTCCTGCTTTGCGGAGTTCAAATACTCGGCAGGATCAATGAATGTCTTGACCACTTCACCACGATTCCTGCTCAAGATGGAATCAGGCGAAATCATGTTTCGCTTCCATATGGGATTGGTGTTCTTGGTTTCCGGAGAGATGTTGTACTGCATGATGAGGTGGGGATACAGGGAGTTCAAGTCAAAACTAACCACCCAATCATGCTTGCCAACGATGGGATCTTTCACATACGCACCCGCGTATTGATCGTCCTTGTCGTTTTCCTTTTTCTGCGGAATCACCATGCCCTTGCTCATCAAGTGATGATGGATGATGGCATCCCATGTGCGGACTTGGGAAAACACATCCTCAAAGTTTACACGGGCTGAATACGCAAGAGCCACGGCAAGTTCCATGAGTTTCAGTTTGGCTTCTAGTTTATCGACAAGTCGCACATCCTGAAGGTTATATTCCATGAACCGCTGAAAGTCCCGCGTGTAGAACTCCTGAATGGTTTCGTATTCCGCATACGAAAGTTTCTCCTCGCCCAACTCCACCTTGGAAATGTGATTGAGGGAGTAGGACTCCTGCTTCACATAGGTGAATGTCTGATACAATTCAAAGTAGTCAAGAGTTGCAACACCGCTGATGGTGAAAGCCGTCTGCTCACGGTTCATGCGGTTAACCTTGGTTTCCCGCAACTTGCCCCACGGGGAGAGGGAGTTTGCCCATCCTTCCTCAAGACGATTCATCCGTGCCACAAGGTACGGAATGTCGAAGAATCGGATGTTCCATCCTGTCACGATGTCCGGATCAAGCGACTTCCACAGTTCAACGAATCCCTGTAGAAGTTCGCGTTCGTCATCGTATGGGATGCAGGATACTCCCTCTCCCTCAATGTGAAAGTCCCCCAAGCCTAGCACATAGGTCTTGTCTCCCATCGAAACGGTGATCGCAATCACGCGCTCATCTGCCGTGTCGGGGGACGGGAATCCGCCCTCACAGGAGGTTTCGATGTCCAAGTTGGCTATGCGGAGACTGTTGAAATCGTATTCGACTTCATGGGGAAACTCTTTATACAAGTATTGATATACGAAGTTGGTGTTTCCGTAGAACTGGTAGTTGCTCACATCCTTGAACCTGTCCATGAACTGACGGGCTTCATCAATACCATCAAACTGCATGGGTTCCACTGGCGTTCCGTAGATCGTGGTGAACTCCGTTCCGCCCTTGTGGGTGGGCAAGTACAGAGTAGGGCAGAACGGAACGCGGAGGTGCTGCCTCTGCCCGTTACGCCATCCACGGTACAGGATGTTCTTGCCACGAATGTCAACGGAAGTGTAGAAGTCCATTATCTCTCCACCAATTCGACCCAATCCTGATGAACCATGTCCTTACCATCATACCCGCGACCTGCGTTCTTCGTCAAGTCCCATAGCACACGATCTCCTACTTTAATGTCCTCGGTGAGATCCGTGCTGACAGCCACCACTGTACTCCAAATCAATCTGCTGTTGACCTTTTCTGTATAAATGATTCCTGCTTCGGTGGTCTTCTGACCGCCCAAACTGGTTTGTACTGCGATCCATTTTCCAATTGGCTTAAATGTGTTCTTCATACAAATAGACTTTCTAGTGTTGGGGTTGTTGATTCTTCGATTTTTACACCACGCTTCTCAGGCAATTGTATTCCGTCTTTGACCATCTTGGCTTTCTTTCGTACAGAACTATTTTGCAGAGCGGAAATCCACCGCAAATTCTCTAAACGATTATCTAGAGGATCATTGTTTATGTGATCTATCAGCACACTTTCCCGAATGAATTGCTTGGCAGTTTCGGGCGTTGCATTCCAATCATTCTCGGGAATAGGGGGATATTCGTCAATAGGGCGAAACGC